GAATCATTTGGTAACTTAGGTATAAGCCCATGTGTTGCAACTGTTACGTTCTGAGTTGTGATGTCAGTTAAACCACCCCATGAAGAACTATCGATGGCCCTATTACCTAAAGCAATTCGGGCTGTTTCCTCTACATCAGCTTGAGTATCAAGATCCCCTAACGCAGAAGTTATAGATTCATTGTCTGTGATATAATGATTGCTATTAAAGTTTCTGTTTCCTATCATCCCATCTGAAGGGATAGCACCAAGCTCACCCGAAAGTAATTGGAATTCAGCTTCTGATCCCCAGAGTCTTGGGGCAAGTGAGTGATCTCCATATTGACCTTCTGATTGGTAAGGGATCCACTCTAACATCTGGAAATCAATAGCACCACCATAGTAGGTTTGTAATACATACCCAAGAATAATCCTATTGGTGGGTGAAGTAAGGGCTGGTCTCCCGCCCCCCTCTGAACCAGTGATTACCCCATAGGTAGCAGGGTTAGCCCCTTGTACTTCAGTGTACTCATGTTCCATATATATTAAATGGTAGATATCACCGAAGACAGTACTTGATACAATGGTGATATCCACATCACCATCTTCCGCAATTACAGTACCTTGTGTGGATACTACTATTCCCCTCTGAGCCTCAAGAACTGGTGGACTGGCTTTATCATATTTATTGATACCAGTAGTGTGAGAGAACCTGCAATAAATATTGTTTCCTGACTCAGCTTGATACTCTGACATCAGATTAAAGCCAGTGTATCTCCCAGGTTTAAGGACCCCAAGTAATGCATCTCTTAACTCAAAGGATAGGATGTCGGCTTGATATGTGGTATACTGTTTTTGCGCCATGGCTATCTAGTTTGTAAATTTAATTAAATATATAGAATATTATATAATAGATGTACTAATTGCTAGACGGTATATAAGAAAGCTTCTTAGTACTACCTATCTATAGTTCGTAAGCTGTGCTTAAAGATTCGGTAGCAAAGTGATTGAACTTCTGTTCGAGGAAGGTACCGAGGTTATCGTATGCCTCTTCCTTGCTCTTACGTGATGTTTTTATAACAATCTCAACTACCCCCTCTGTAACCTCATTACACCAATCCCTATGTAGGAATTCCGATAGTGATCTGCCTTTCCATTTGAATAAACCAAGGTTAACAGTGGTACTATGAAAGTGGTTGTGAATATATTGGGTAACCTTAGCTGTTACTTCTCTCTCGTTATTTATAACATCATTCTTAGTAATAGCTGTACCGGCCATAATAATTATACCCCCTCTACAATGGCCGAGACACTCCTTGAGGAGGACTGGGAGTTGCCTCTCAGTTACCTCCTCGGTGTACTTATTGGATAAGATACTTAGATAAATCTCTATCTTATCCAGAGTGTGCATCCTTTTCTCACGTTCAGCTTTCTCTCTCTTGTTTTTTGCGCTGTCAAGTATTACCTTAACCAATTGAACGGAAGTCAGGATAAAGATTGCAAGTAGTATGGCCCATTCAGAACTTAAGCCTAATACCATAGTATCTGGGTTCATTATTTCCCTTTAATTTTAGAGATGAGTTTTTCTAGGATAACCTCATAGAAGGTGGTCCCAATAGTATAGGTAACAAGAACCTCTACCCAGGTAGCATCTGTCCAGATTAACCAAGGTACAGCAAGGATAGTCGCGACTATCAATACCGTGTATACTGGTTCCCAAACAAATTTAGTAATCCTTTGCAGGATTTTTCCGAAGGCCTGCTTAACCCCATACGAGATGAGGATAAATAGGATGAGATAAACCCAGTCAATGAACTGGACTAACTCTGTGAGTTGTATAGTGAAGTCTTCCATGACTACCTATATTTAAAGTCAGTCCACAGTTTGTTGGACATGCCAACGCCCCAGATTACAAAGAGCCCGAACCAGATTGCTGCAACAATAAACTGTACTGGGTTCCAACTCTTTAGATCCCCTGTAGATCCGATGATAATACCACCGAAGAACATTACTTGCCATACGATCATTACCATCCATGGCTTTCTTAAAAATTTAACGATTGTTAATAACATAGCTTTTAAATTTAAGGTGAATATGTTAATGTACCGAGTTCAGCCCAAATAGGGCTAACCAAGTTTTGTAATGCTGGCTTAAGATAATCGTCCAGCCAAGCCTGAGTTGGGTTCTTAGTCCCTGTACCAGGTTTATCTGTAATTACCAGATCATATCCTGAGTAGAATGTAAAGCCCAAATCATATTGTGACCCCCCATCATATTCTATAGGTGTTGGTGTTTCATCATAGTGAGCAGTAGTAGTCTCACTTTCTGTTAGGGTGTCAATCTCATACCCATATATAGCAAGGAAATAAATAATGCCTTTGATAGTACCCTTAGTTTGCAGGATGTGCCTGATGTATCTGATCAGTGTAATGTATTCATCCTCGGGGTCTGGGCCACCAGCATATGTGGCAGTGGTACCTACATCTGGGGGGTTACCAAAAAGTTCTGATAGGTATTGGAGTAATTCAGTTGGATTAGCCCTTGTAAGATTAGGTAAGGCTTCTGCATCTGTGATGTCCAGGAGCTCACTAATATAAGGGCTTACCTCTGCATCAATCTCTGCACAGAAGATCTCCATATATCTTTCAAGTAATCCCTCATCATTCCCATCCTTGTAGGAATCATTCTCCTTAAAGAATTGCGGGAGTTTACCGAATAAGAAGTTAGGCTTAGAAGCCGTTTTACCAAAGATTATCATACTCCTACTTGTTCATTAACTGTGATTGTTAATTCATCGTCATCATATATTGGGATAGTGTAGTCATCAAATTCATGGTCCTCATTATAAGGATAGGTTTTAAATTCCCATTCATCAGCCAGGATAAATGTTAGTCCCCACATGGCAATCTTAAGTGATCCGTCTGCAGAGGTGTAATCTGTTACCCCCTGAGCATCCCAGTGTATGATCAAAGTTCCATCGAATTCTTCTGTTGAACCAACTACAGTCCTGTATACTCTGGCAGTACCATCAGTGGTACCTACTGCAGGAACGATTACTGCAATTCTCCAAGAGGCAATCTCTATTGAAGCAGACTGTACATTTACTACCCAGTTATCCTCCAGCTGACTAGTGCCAGCAGTAATCCTTGGAAAAGGTTTAGTAGTAAGTGCATCCAGGCTTAGGAAATCTACCTTGTCAAGGTTATCTATCAAGGCAATGATATCTGACCTACGTATTTTTCTATTAACATCTGAGGCATTAAACCCAAAGGCTTGGGTAAGAGCCTCCCTGATATCAGCTTCTGTATCTACTATGTTCCTTCTGAACTTAGCCGTTACATCCAAGGTTATCCTAAGTTTGGTTTCCCCTGCAGCCAGTGCTTCTATGATGGTAGAGATCATTTTCTTATCTTCAAAGAAGGTCTCCACATCAGTTAAGAGTTGGCTGGGGGCAGTGCCTCCTTCGGCAGGTGCAATATAAAAGACAACCTTCTTAAGCTGTTCATCAAATTCTACTGCTGCTTTCCCAACTCCAGGGACCAAGTTACATAAGTCAATATGATCCTGTAATGTTACTGCCCTGTCTAAGGTACGGAGGCTTAACGGAGCATGTTTTCTTATCTCTTCTATACCTTCCTCATCCTGACCACCCACTGCAGGTAATTCATTGGTAACCTCGTAATGATCAATGGTTGGAGTTTGTACTGGTGGGGTTGGTGCAGCATTAAATATGGTTATAGTATTAGCCTCCAGATTACCTGATATACCCTTGCAAGAATAATAAGTACCCAGTACTGATTGTCCAGTTGGGGGTATTTCTCCATTGGTACCATCCCCAAATACCAACCAAGCTTGTTTATCCTCATCTACCTCAACTATGAAATGTTTGTCCTGTGGACCAGAGAATGCAAAGGTTTGTTGAAGTTCCCAGGTTACTGCATTAATAGTAATCTGTAAGGTATCATGCTGGTAATCCTCGTTGAGAGCAAATATCTGATTAGCATCTGCAGTAGTAGTACCCAGGTTTTCATTGGTAACTGCAGTCCTTTGCCTAGCCCCTACCACCACTGAAGAGGTGCCAGCTAGGATGGTTATCTTTTGCTGAGTAAGGAACTCTATTGTACCATCATCTATACTGATGTCAGCATTAAGGGTTTCATCTGCCTGCAGTAAGACTGGGTCTCCCGAGGCATCTACTGCTGTAATGGTAACATCTACAGTGGCACCGATCTTGGCTCTTACCCTGTAGTCTATTAACCTGGTAAGCTTGATCAGTGATGAGTATCTTCTTGCAGTAGATATATAGGATTCTCTGGCTACTTGGTCAACATAATAATTTAGTTGTTCAAAGAGCCCAGCCACTGAGTTAATCATGATCACAAATACATTGCTCTCGCTCTGATCTGTAATCTCAGGGACTACAGTTTGCATCCTGGTAAGGATAGCGGCCTTAATACCCTTATAGCTACGATGTAGGTATGTTACCCATTGATTTTCTAAAGCCATATCTTATTGATTAGTTGGTATAGAATGTATACCGTAGTGTATCTTCAATATTAATGTCCTTGATAAGGAAATTGATGTTTACCACCAGCTTCTCTGGTCCAGGTCTTTCAAAGGACAATTTCTGGAGTTCTATTCTTTGCTCCCATTTAACTATGGCCCCCACTACGAACCTCTTTACTAGAGCCATAAGTATACCATCATTTTGATCTTCGATTGCCTCATCAATACGAGAACCGAACTCATCAATGTACTCCCTGGTATGTAGTGGCCAGGAAAGTATAATTCTTATGGACGACTTAATAAGGTCATCCCCCTCGACTATGGTGTGTTTACCACCGGTAAGTACGAGGGGGAATTCCAAACCTTGGGTTCTTACTGTTGCCATTAATTCTTCTTAGCAGGTTTCTTTTCTTCTATTTTTTTGTAGATACCCTCTTCGAAATTGTTAAGGAAATCATTCAATTCTGGATCCCTGATAGTCCAACGGGAGTCCTTCATGATCTTCTCCAGTGCTTCGAAATCAGCATCCTCTAACTCAATAGAAGTGGTTGCCTTGTCAAGAGCATCCTGTACACGATTCCTGTCCCTGATATCTTTGGGGGCAAAGCCTCCCTGAGGTACCACGTCCAGTGCAATCTCGATCAGGTCTTTGTAGTCAAGGGTCTTCTCGGTATCCCCTTGGAACTTAACCTTGTTCTCGGTAATCTTTGTTCTCTCAATTTTAATCTTCTTCATAGCTCTATTAATTATTAATAATCTGGTGTTGTTAAATAATAGTATTCAGGTATGCTAGTCATTCGGGTCGAAGACAGTGTCTGGTATTTCAGTATCTAAAACATCCCAAGCCTTTGCCATGACCTGTTTAAAAAACTTTTTAATAACGGTTTTTTGAAGAGCTGTAGCTAAACCCAATTGATTTGAGAAGTCTACTTCTATCATCTCCGAGTGTGGAGTTTCCCCTGTATAATCTACTTGGACAAAGGCTTTCTTAGTCTCAATATCAAAGGTGATTTGCCTAATAAATTGGTCTTCTATTGTTTCAGGTATGGTCTTTGTGATTTTCATGATTGTAATAACTTATTTATGATTTCTGTTTTGGTTGAGTTAGGATTCCAATATTTTAAATAGAAGGTTAAGATACCTGGGTTCCTTTTTAATAGGCTTAGTGTATCTTCATCCAATAATTTATATCTCTCCAATACATTCATCTGACTACCCTTACCTTGGAATTCAAATCCATCAAATGAGCTGCCTTTGCCAGGCCCAGATACAACATCTAGTCCTTCTTCGTGATAGTTGCCCCCTACTTGCTTGCAGATTGTTTGTCTGTACTTCTTACTCTCAAAAAAGGTATCATAATGTACCCGTATAAAGTTTGGTAATACTTTTGGTTCTATATATTCTTGGGCGATTTGGTACCAAGCATTGAGTACATCCTGTGGTATGGTTGTCCTTTTCCCCAGAGAACTTGCCCAGTTCAAAAGATCCCTTACTATTATAACCTTTACCCCTTCTCTTGCTAAGGCAATCTCTTTTTCTTTTGCCTTTTCTGGGGACCGATTCTCATAGTTATTAAACATTAGCAGAGGGTCTTTAGCATCCCCTATCCATGATTTAATAGTAGCCACAGTAAAGAAATGACCCGACCTTGATGTTGCTAGAACAGAATTGTTTCGTATCTTCACCTCCCTTTCCTCACTCCACCGGGCATGTAGCTCGTGGGTGTATTCTTTTATTATATAATTACGAGCTAAAGACATACATCCAGTCTACATTGTCCAAACTTAACCAGATATACATGGGGTCATTGAAAGGGCCAGAACCATATATGTTGGATTCACCATGAGCCGCTGCGTAGACTCCAGCTGAGTATGAGAATGATCCTGTATCCCTGCATACCATAGAACTTGAGGAGGTTGATACGCACCAGTAACATGTTCCTGAAATGGAATCGGTACGGGAGTAATTGGTTAGGGTAACATTAAAACTAATAGTAAAACTCTTTAAGTAATTAACATTTCCACTAGGATACACCCACCCTTCTTGCCATTGTGAAGGGTTCTGTCCAAAGTTAAGCCTATCAAACCCACGCATCTCATTATATGAATCGGGGTTAGTAGCTTTACCTACTGCTGATAACACAGTGGCAATACTCATCTGAGCAGTAGATGAATAACCCATCTCAACATTGATCTGGTTAGCTGAGATTGAAGCAGTAGGTGATAGTGGCATTAGAGTACGTCTTCAGTTATATCATTTAATTGTTTTTCCCAGGCAGTTGATACGATAAGGTTTAATCCCTTCTTAAAGGCCTGGATCTCTTCAGGTGTTAGCTCGGCCTGGAATAATGGTACCACATCTACCAGCTTCATCTCAAGCTTAGGCTTAACTTCTGAACCAGCCAACCTATAAGCCACATGAACTGTAGCTGTTTTAGAATCTAAATCTAATTGTATCTGATTAGTTATGAATTCTTCATCGTGGGCTGGTATAGTAAATTGCTGTGTTGCCATGTTTTAATTTTTAGATAATTCGTCTTCCAATTCTTGTACCCTATCCTGTAACCTTTCTATTTCTGTTCTGTTATCTTGGATAGCTACGGTATTCAATGCAGTAATACCCATGTGCCTTAAGCTATACTCATCGAACTCATCCGCATACCTAGCAGTGTGGGGGAATAGGGTAAGCATTTGTTGAGCTGAGAAACCATAATGTTCTTCGTCAGCCCTCCAGTCATCGAATTGACCGGCCTTCCATTTATAATGTATAGGATTAATATCCTTGTACTTTATCCAGTCCAGTTCTATGTCCCCAAGTATATCCTTCTTCCTAATATCAGAGTAAGCTACTATATTACCCGAGGCATAGATATCCCCAGCAACCCTGAGTTCATAGGTGGTATCATTAGTTACACCCCCTATGAATACGTGTTCCGAAGTGCCTATAAAGATGGCGGGAGTAGTTGAGAAAGCGGAACCATGTTGGACTTTAATTGCAGAAGCAGAGGCATCGAACCCAATCATAGCCTGAGTTGATGCATCATACCTGAACCGTAGTTCAGAATCTTGGTTACTTGCAGCCTGTAAAGCCAGTGTAGCTATTCCCGTAAGAGCATCCACTGTAAGGTAAGCTGTAGTAGTCCCATACATATCAAAGTTAGTGGCGTTATGAGCAAAGTAACCAGAAGTACCAAAGGTAGCACCATATTGATACTTCATTTTAGCAGCAGAATCATCCCACCCTACCAACCCAACAGCAGTAGACACTTGCCTGAAGAATATATTGGTATCATAAGCAGCTGAGATTGCATCTACGTAAAGGAAAGCTGTAGTAAGGCCCTTGATTTGGGCATAGCCATCGGTAACTCTAAAGGATTCTCTCCAGGCAGTAGAAGTAGTGGTAATTCCCCACCCAAGATAATTATAATCTATCCTTAAATCTGAAGCAGAAGTCCCTTGACGGTGAAACATTCCCCCATAAGAACCACCATATTGATATATCAAGGTATAATCAATAGTCTGATATGCTGATGGCCTAGCCATGTACCCCTCTACGCTATAATCTGTAGTTCCTGAGAAGTATGATGAACCTGAAGATGGGAAATACCCTTGTTCTGTAGATATATTATTAGCACTATTATAAGTAAAGAAATGTCCGTTGGTACCCCCATCCTCGTTAAGCTTAAGGTTACCAAGGTAATCCAGTACTAAGAATCCGTTACTACCTGCTCCATAAACATCCTGACCTGTTGCAAAAATTAGGTTATAAGTTCCTCCAGCATCAAAAGCTTCTGACTTAACATAACTAACTATTCCAGCCCCTTGTGTTGAGCCGTCAGATTTAAAAAATTCAACCTCCCCTGCTGTTGCCCCGGCTGACTGTGCTGTGTTAGTGTTAGATAATCTTATTGTCCCACCAGAGGTAGTAGCAGCTGATTCGTCAACGATAAGAGTATTCCCACTCCAAGTTAATGTAGAGTCAGTGGAGAGTAATCCTACCCCGCCCCCTGATGCCATAACAAGAGCCCCATCAGCAGCCGATAATGCTGAGACAGCAATTCCTCCGTCAGCATATAATATCCCTGATGCATACTTAAAAGCTGATGAGTAATCGAAATTCAAGGCATCAGTTTGCATGTAGGGAATGTAGGTAGCAGCACCAAAGTCAACTGAAGTCCCAGCTGAAACAGTTCCATAAGTTATAAGGCCACTAGTGGTATTATAATAAACTACATTTGTCTCAGCCCCTTTGGCTTGTAATCCCCCGATTGAACCATCACCAAGATAGGTTTGCCCTCGAGTACCTGAGGTAGATGCTCCTGTATAGATGTATAGGCTTCCTGTATTATCTCCTGTTCCTGTTGCATCTCCTGTCCACATCCCTATATCTGAAGATGGGCTAATAGTTTCATCGCCTGACCTTATTCCACCAACATAACTTGATCCTGTATTAAACTCCATTGTGGCATTAGTACTATGAGTTAACCTCACTGGAACATTCATTCCTGTCCACCCATTATAAAATGATACAGTGTTTACATTCCCAGTGTAAAGATCCATCTGGGATCCATTAGTGCCACTTGGAGTAAATCCAGTTGTGTATGCCGTGGAGACATAAATCCCTCCTGTCCCATCAGTTTTTATAGAGTCACCGGCTGTAGTAGGAATTAGATAGGTTCCACCATCTGTCCAATAACCACTAGCTGTTGGTGATCCATAGGTTAGTAACCCAGTAGTAGTATCATAGTATATCACGTTAGTTTCTGATGACCTGGCTGCCAAGCCCCCAATAGATGTTCCATCACCAAAGTAAAGACTACCATCAACACCCCCGGAAGATAGTTGACCAGGGTACATATATATATGACCCCCATCTTCAAAGCCAACTGCTGCTGCACCATCCCCACCTCTAAGTATAAGGTCAGCTGCTTCCCAACCGGCTGAAACTCCAGCAGTACCTGCATTAATGGTTAAGGAATCTATATTTGAATTAGACCTTGTCATTAACCAATCATTTGCATCCCCTGTAACTTGGAACCCACCTAACCTTATAACACCAGCATGGTTACTATTATTAAAATAAATTCCTTGATTACCTTTTGATGTTAAGTAAAGACCAGTATCAGCAACGTTACTTACTACGGTTAACCTGTATTCACTTTCAGTACTTGTTGTACTTCCTATGTTTATATCCCCTGCTACTCCAGGTGATAAGTTTATATCTCCACCATCACCAGAATTTGAAGTTCCACCTATTAGATAAACAGCCCCACCATTACCACCACCTAATCCAGTTTGGTTTCCGCCTCTTAAATAAGCAGCACCCCCGTGGTGGGTAGCAGTTGTACTTGATGAGTGTCCCCCTTGCCATTGGATAAAGAAACCATCCGCACCAGTATTAATAGAAAAAGTGTTGGTTCCATTCCCAGCAGAATTAACTAACCCGAAAGGATTTCCTCCACCTGGTTGTGTTATATTAACGGTAGACGATACGGAAAGAATAGTACCATTATACTTAAAATCTGTAGCATAATCGAAATCATTTAAACCTGAATTCGTAAAAGGTATTTCATCTACTGCTGCACCGAAAGAGATAGTAGTCCCAGAAATACTGGCTACTGATCGCTTAGTAAGAAGACCAGTGGAGTCATCTATGGCTACCACATGATCCTCGGTATCGTCATCTCCCAGTGTTGGTAGATATACAGTACCAGCCTCATAGATAGTTAGCATAGATGTTCCAACACTATCCAGGAGATCTAATGTTGTTGTATTAGTTGAGGTAGATGGGTCCCTGATCATCAGAAAAGTATTGGTAGTAGAGGAAGCCCCTATTCCTATCTGACCTCGGACTGCATTGGGATAAATTAAAATAGCAGCATCTTGAACCCCACCTCGTATTCTGGCGTTATTAGCAACATCTGAAAATATACTTAGATATGTAGTAGTACCATTTTCCATAACCAATTGGCCTCCGGCATTTCCAGTACCAGTACCCCCTACAGTTAGGATTTTATCTGTTGTATTAAAGGTAAAGTCTGAGGCAGTAGAATCAATGTCCCCAGCAGTAGCCCCATATACTATTGGTTGTTCTCCAGTCTCAGTACCCCAGGATACATCCCCAGCACCTACCCCAATAGCCACCCCATTAATCCGATATTCTGCGCCGGCCTCGATATCTACGTTACCATCTTTATCAATGAAGAATTTCTCTACATCATTATTTTCTATGGAGACCAGCTTTGCACCAGCAGTGGTAAGGGCATCTACTGTGTTAAAGTAATAAGAAATGGCTGATGCCCCATCAGGGATATGGGGGCTGAAGTTAAGGTATTGGGTAGTATCAGAGACAGTAAAGATCAGATGAGGACCAGTATTAGCCCCACCTTGTGCTACCCTTATTCCAGAATAAACACTATCATTAGTATTTACAGTAAAGACATGTGCATCTGTACCGATTGGACCAGATATAGAAGTTTCACCAGTTATATAAAATCGATCACTAGTTGTATTATAAGATAGGTTAGAAGTAGAAGCTATATCCCCAGAAGGTCCACCAAGTAATAGATATTCATTGGTTACTGTACCCCAGGATACATCCCCAGTTCCATATACTGTGGTATCTAAAGCGAATGTTCCTGCTGCAGTCATCTTTACAAATGAGGCAGAGACGTATGATAGAGCTGATAAAGAAGTTAGGTTGGCATGTCCGGCTTGTGCGGCATCCCAGGTAGAACTGTTATCTGTAATACTTGTTCCCCATGCGGACCCTGTAGATAAGGCTATTCCTGCATCTGGGTATACCATAGGATCACTACCTATTCCTAGACCTGATACCGATCTATATGTTATTAACCCAGTGGTAACATCCCATCCTAAGAGGTTAGTTTCTGCTTCATCATTACCCAATTGAGGGGCCATCAAACCACCAGATTCAAGTACATTGAAAACGGAAAGTCCTGAAGCCGCATTATTAACCTGAATTATATTAGTATATGGGGTTACGGTATCAGTATCCTTTATTGTTATATAGGCAGTTCCAGAAGCATTAGACCCTAAAGCTATTCTTGGATTAGCAGCCCCAGTGGGTGTTATCCATAATATAGGAGCTCCTGAATTTAAATGTGCCCCGGTAGAATCGGCTGATATATAGAAATATACGTTTCCTGCACTTCTCCAATTTATCCTACTGTCAGCAGTAGCATGGTTAATGTTAAGATCAGTAGTAGCACCGGTGCTAAAATAAAGTAAGTTACTAGATTCTATAGCCCCAGCCGTAGACCCTAATACTATATATTGGCTGGATGCGGTACCCCAAGATACCACCCCAGTATGAGAAGTTTCATAGGTACTTACCCCTGTATTGAAATCAGATATATCGGCATAGCCTATGGAATGAGGGTTACCAGTTACTATCTGGCTATGGGAATAGGCTGTGTTATAGTTAGTATGGTTGTAGGTAGATTCATGAGTAGATATCAACCCAGCTGCAGTCCCAGTAGTATCATATAGACCATCATGATCTCCCCAACCAAAAGCTGTATCCCAATCTGCACTATTATCTGTAATCGAAGTACCCCAAGCAGAACCCGTTGAAAGAGCTATCCCTGCACCTGGGTATACCATGGGAGTACTACCCCCATATAACTGGGCAAGTGTTAGTATCCCGGATACATCATCATGGAATGTAAGGTTACTTGAACCGTCCTCGTAGATGGTAGTATTGGCATCCCCAAAACGAAGAGTACCTGTAACATTTACAAAAGTCTGGGCTATCTCTAGTTGGTAAGTGTTAAGAGTACCAGCATTAGAGGCATAGAATAATATACGAGCATCCTCAGTACCATCAGTCTCATCACTTACCACCATATCTATCCTGGCACCTTCATATAATTGTGTCGCATCATTATAAAACCAACCAGAGATCTTACCAAAGTGGTCTCCAATGACAGCATCATTAGTTGTAGCCCTTATCTTGATGAAATTCAGTTGACCACCACTACTGCTGTCCTCAGTGTGCTGGATATACATACCCTCGTTAGCTGCAAGGGCACCTGAGCTAACAAAGCCGAAGCTCTTAGAATTAATATATACGGCTTGTGCTCCGCCGACGGTAATCCCAAGAGCATCATCAGTAGATTCTATGATGAAAGTATCCCAGTCTCCAGCATCACCCCAGTATATCCTACGGGCTGCATGAGAAGTATTCGAATTGGAATCAAGATAAATATCGGCAGAGGTAGTTATATTCCCGGTAGTAACCAGGGCATTAGTGGCATTGGTCCAATCGATATGCTTGTTGCCCCCAGTATTGGTAATGGTATCATGATCAATATCCGTAGTAAGGTCATGGTTATTAAGGATAGTGTTATGATTGATATCTGTTGTTAGGTTGTGAGTATTGGTTAATGTGTCATGATCCACAGAGTCAGCCCCAGCATCAGCATGAGATGAGGCGTGAGCTAATGGGGCTGGTTGAGTACCCCCCAGTTCTGCATAGGTTACAGCATGGGGATTCCCGGAAGTAACTTGGCTGTGAGTATAAGCAGTACCCCAGTTAGTAGAGTCATCTGTTATTACAGTGTATACCCCTGCACTCGCACCCCTCCTCATTAACCCCTCAGAAGTGAAGTCCCCATCTATTAGGACATCAGCATGAGAAGTTTCGTGAGTAGATACCCCTGTTGAGAAATCAGATATATCAGCGTACCCAATAACGTGGGGATTCCCCGTTACTATTTGGCTATGTGAATAAGCAGTATCCCAATTGGTTGAGCTATCAGTAATACTTCCTAGAGCTCCTGTCCCTGTAGTTACTGTGAGTATACCAGTGGCAAGAGCTGTTGATACATTTGTAATTGCTGTTTGCAGGAAGTGTTCCGCAGTGGCAAAATTTGTAAGGTTATCGTGGTCCACCAAATCTCCACCACCAATCTCGTGAGAAGAGGCATGGGTATCTGGATTAAAGGATGAGGGAATACTACCCAGCTCACTATATAATAATTGCCTCCAGGAAAATGTGGTTGCTGTATCACCAGCTATTACCCAGCCTGCAGTTAACCCCGAAGCAGTGTGGGTAGAACCAGACAAGATATGATCCCTAGCATGGTGGTCATCGATGGAAACATCTGCAATATTGTCATGGGATATATTAGCCTCATTGATAGTGAGGAGAACATTATCATTGTGGGTTGCATCGTTATCTGTAACCAGAATTGTAAGCAAGTTATTAGCTGTTCTAAGCTTGAAAGTATCGCTACCAGATGCATTGGCAGTATTGGTTCCATCTGTAATACTAGAATAGGCATTCCCCGTTCCGGATGTAGGTATTGGTACGTTAATCCATGCTGCTCCATCCCATTTCATAATGTTATCCGTAGCCAAACTGGTTAAGGTTACATCATCATGGACAGTAAAGTTATGTCCGAAGTCTACATTTAATATATCGGTAGCCCCAGACATTGTAAAGTCTACAGCAGTTATATCAGAGGCATCAACTGCACTAAGGAACCCATCAGACCCACTACCTAACCCAGATACTAATCTCTTACTTAATAACCCAGTGGTATTATCAATGGCAACTACATAGAGTTCTGTTTCATCTGCAGCAACATTATTTACGTATACCCCTGTTCCAAGTCTTAGTTGTATGGTTTGAGCACCACCCTTGAAAGTCCAGAATTCCATGTCTGAATCTTCTGCACCATCAGTAACTGTTATAGCCCTGAACTGGATTACTGCCCCCTGTACTGTCCCTGGAGTTACATTATCATTATAAAAATTTCCATTGATCCTACCAAATATATCATTAGTATTAGCTGTTTTTCCAGTAGCCCTTTCCTTATAAAAATCTATGGTATAACTTGAACTGGAATCTGCAATATTAGTAAGGTGGGTATAATCCCCTTGGATTTGTACCAGTACATCACCATCAGTGGTTACTGTAAACCTATCCCCGTATTGCCTGGTAAAATCATTTGCTACAGTATTGTCCTGAACTTCATAGAAATTATTTAATGAAGCTGTGTCCTGTACTGCTTGGGCACTACCAGGTTGGATCCTAAATACATCTGAGGCATCCTGAAGAATGGTACCTGCTGTAGTACCTGCTGTGTTTTTAAGATAAATGATATCCATGTATGCCTCAGCCCAATACCTAGTGGCATTACCAAGATCATGGCTGTAAGAAGTACCAGGTAAAAAATTGGTACTAACCTGCACACTGGTGTTTGCAACATACAATCTCCAGCCACCCCCAGTAGCAAAACTCAGTACATCGGCAGTGGATACATCTAGATAGGTGTTAGGATCAATAGCGTAGTTAGGATAAATAATACTGTCCTTGATAAGAGCTGTATCAATCAACACCCCATTATCTGTGGTGTATTCTGTGATGGTATCTACATGGAGAGCTGTTAAAACATTTACCCCATTAGCCCCAGTATGTTCTGTAATACTATCTACCTGAAGATTTCCAGAGATATCTGTAATCCCATCTATGGTAAGAGTTATGGAATCCCAGGTAAGATCGGCATGGCCTACTACAGAACTAACTGATTCTGCTGTGGCTATTCGATAAGCCCCAGCACTTGAGATTATAGGTATTACAGGAGTGTTGAGTATCCTAGCCCAGTCTACTTGTTTCTTACCAAGGTCTTCACCCTCAAAGAATGCATCAACTTCTGTTATAGTGTAGGCATCTGTGATACCATAGTTAGCAATGGTTGTAGGAGTCCCAGTAAAATTAGCCCAGTCTAGGTAGTAAGATGGTAGTTGATTATCCAATCTCTCTGCATCATCTACTACCCCGTTCTCTGCGGTATCATAGGTGGACTTAAGCATATCGCCACCTCCCCCACTCCCTGTAATCAGTGAATCTACATAAAGCTTAACTGCCCTAGAAGTAGGTACCATACTATCACCACCAACCAATAAAGGATCAGTCTCAGCATTAAGCATAAGCTGAGCTCCTGTCATGAAGAGAAATGGTTGTGCTCCTATAACTACTCCCCCTATTTCTGTATCTGAAGCCAAGGGTATACCGGCCACATACATCTTATGAGTACTAAGGTTAACCTTTATAGTATCATCATCAACCTTAGCATCAAGGTAACCTGGTATTGGGTCAGCTTCATCTGATCTTACATTCTCATCTGGAAACTCATCACCTTCTAACCCCAATGCCCATGAGGCTACCATCTGCCATATAGGATTAGCAAGACGAGCCATGGAATTTTCCATCTCTGACGTCATGTCTGGTGGCATAGGTTGACCTGCTATGATGGGATACCTGGAGTTATCCACCATGGCTACCCTGATGTTCTCTCTAAATTCTGCTTGAGTTTGTGCCATTAGTGTTCTACATCTTCATTTTCAATCTCAGACTGTTGGGTGTTAACCAAATCAATCGGAGCTGGTGGTGATGGTAATAATGGTCCTGCTGTACCTGAGATAGGGTCTACTACCTGGTGTACTCTATAGTGGGCAAGGAAATCATTAACCTTATCCTCTATACCATTTAACTTCTCGGTTAGTTCGATTACCTTAACTAACCCTTCATTTTCTCCATGGTTAATTATAATCTTTTCTATATCATCCCGATCATCAATAATTATAGTCTGGCCCTTGGGTGACTTAAAACCATAGATCTGTGGTGATACAAATTCTTCTGGGGTTTCTCCATTGGCTCTGTGAGCAAATGACCAGAATGGAAATCTGGTATCTCCGTGTTCGAACTCAAGCCAAACTATATCCCCTTTGAGTGGGAGCATCTGCATACCCCAATCATTTCCACCCATCTGAGTTTTAGGGTAGGCCCATGAGGGGTGTACTTTGTCTCTGGTAATAGAAGGTATCTTAACCTTGATCTTACCCAAGCCATCAGGATCATCATTATCTACAACGTAACCCCGGTAAGAGGAGTAGTACTTACCGAAAGATTCTAATCCGTAGAATAGGATATTACTTAATATCTCTTTTACTGATGTCATTTGAAAGCTGGGTCTAGTGCAACCTGGGTAATCTTGGCATCCTTTGTACGGTTAATTCTTAAAACCTCGGTTATCCAAGCATCCCTAGTCCACTTTAGTTCTGGATTATATAGGTCTGATAGTTTTATTTGATCTTCTTTAACAACTGAAGGATGTGCAGGAATACCAACAGTTGATAAACTTGATGATTGACGTGATCCACCATACTCACGATAACCCCCGGTTACTATAACATTATTACCATATAAAGCTATTTCTCTAATGTAATATTCTTCCTGTTCTTCCGTGAGTTCACCACCTTCATAAGCTTCCTTGGTAAGGGTAGTTATGTTATTTAGTGTAGCCTCAGGAACTACCTTTAAGCAATCCAAAGTAGTTTTATAACCATTTTGGGTTACTGCATGTTCGCATTTCTTAATATAATACTGGCCCTCATGTTGAGAATGTACGTTGGATACTATAACCTTCTGTTGATCCATGAGATAAGGATCTCCCTCCACTATAATCTTTCCTTCTTCTTTTTCCATAGCCAATTCCCGTTGCCGGTTATTGGTTACATTAATAGCTTCATCCCTAGTAAGCAGAGGTATGGTATACCAACTTGCTCTGAGGATAAGGTCATCCTTAAATTCTACCCTATCCAGACTCTCCGGAGCTTTTACACCAGGTGCATATTTAGTATGGTCAATGAAAGTCTTATCCTTTACTGCAACTTCCTGATCTATATTACTAATGAAAGGTTGGGGGAATCTCCCTGGTATAAACATTTGAGATTCAGTACCTGGTTCAATGAAAGCCCCATCTATCCGTACAGTTTTGTATGTATTATAACCACCCTCATATAAATCAAGGAAATCATTTATCTGTTCTTCCTTTGTGGCATCAGTAATCTTTTTGTCCTCGAGTATTTCTTGGAGATCTCTTTGGTTCATTAAGGCTTTACGATAATCCTCAACATAATAGTTTTTCCTATCAGCAGCATCCATACCTGAATAGGATATGCTTTGTTTTTCGAAAGCTTCAAACTTAGTCTTAGCTTGGAAATCCAGTAACTGAGCTCTCTCATTTTTATAAATGTATTCCCTAGTAATATCTCCTCCCAAATTACGGTTATGAATTTCTAAGGTATCTCCTCTACCTGTTACATACCAAGGTCCGTTAGGGCATTTCTTGAGTATGTCTTGCAACACTATATAAATAGATCTATTAGCAGTAGGTATGCTTATAGGTTGTTCAAGGAATTCTCTAACTGGGTCTTTAGCTGAGACATACCAAACTCCAGCTTCTGGTTTTTTTATTGGGCTTATTACAACTTTAGTACCCTCTGGTACTTCAGCGTTATGATTTAGATGCCTGAGTATAGGATCGAAAGCTTCAGGAGCTCTACCCTCTGGACCAGCATCCCAGTCCTGAACATAATGGAGTTCATGGGTTTTATCTTGTTTCTTAAGGGTTCTTTGGGTATATATGTTTTCCCCTCGATCGGTTAAAACTATTTTATATTTCCCATAAGCTTGGCCCTTTAAATAATCCAGAATAGATATCTCATCAACATCTGGTGACCTGAAAGTTTTGATAAAGGTTAGGTAGTCTGTGCATTCTAAATCCGTGTATATAACATTGGGACCATACTTGCTAATCATATCCCTAACCACCACGGTTACTTCTGGGCTTTTCACATTCTTAAGGTATCCCCATACTATCCTAAGTTCAGTACCACGTTGTATGTCCAGCTGGTCAAGGGCTTGGGGATCTGACATTTGCATTTTAATAGTACAGATATCATCATCTTCATCATCATACTTATACCTAAATTGAGTTACAATTATATCACCATCACCAAAGTTCTGGGAAATCATTTTCCCAGACTTATTAAATACCCCCACCCACGGGGTCTTTAGTGGATCATGCCTGCTGGCCATAGCTGGATTGGATTGCTGATACGTTAGGTATTAATATGGTATCACCTACTGGCAAGTCAAAGATATCTTCTATGTTATCATTGACATCTGAGATAATAAACCAGAGTGAGGAATACTGATAGTATTTTCTTGCTATCATATACAGGTCCTCTCCATAATTGATTACGTGGTAGACATCTCTTACAGATAATCTATAGTTAATGGGGGTCCTATACACTACAGTCTCACCATCACCAAAATCAATTAAATACCCCCTATCGTAAAGTCCTTCGGTATATCCCATGGTTCATGTAATCATTATCTAGTTGCCAATGTTTCTTGCACAAATTCTATCTGCACTTTACTTAAATTTGCGCTAGTAATTCTGGAAAGTGTAATCTTCTGGTAGGCCTGTACCGGAAGCATCCCAGTGAAATGGAGTTCTCCGTCTGGAGTATGGTGACCATTACTGAACTGAGTCATCTTATATGGGGCAGCAGTTACAATGAATTCATGGGCTGCAAATAAAATATCTTCTTCTCCCCATTTAAGAATTACCCTATGTGGGTTACCTGTATAGGCATCAGCCTTTGATAGGGATTCTATTTTTCTGCAATTGGTTATTACATCCCTACGATCGTTGTCAAAGGAATGCCAGTCAATCTCAAACTCTAGTTTATCCTCAGCCCCAGTAAATTGGTACCTTGGGTTATTAGCCCCAATAGGTTTGATAGCTACGAATGAAGATTCAGAATTATAATTTAACTCCTTAGGAATGAATGGTAATTTTATAACCTCATGACCTTGATCTGGACCCCCAGCATCTATATCTATTAAGGCAACGTAGTTATCGATAGCACTACCCTTGTTAATGGACAGTGATGTATGTTGTAGAGAATTGTCAGCACCCTCTCCATACCTAAGTGCATCCTTCTGGGATTCAAGCTGAGCATGAGCTGGAGTGATTAGTTGATGGTCTGATGTATCAGGAGAGAATGACCCAAAGATCTTAGTATCTATCCCTGCCTCAAGATTAGGATCCTGAGCTTGTACCCTACGGAAAAATATGATAGCTCTACGGGCATCTAGCCCCCACTGAATTCCCCTTGAAGCAGGCTTCGGGGGAATGAAGGTATGATATTTGCTGAATAACGAGCTTGGTTTAAATACTGCCATTATTGAAACATTTGAAGTCCATCCGCTTGGTATTTTATAATTCTCTCATCTATAACTTCCCCATCCAAGTCTAACTGAACAGTGGTATGTGAAGGAGTGGCTAAGATTTGTTCAAGGGTATCAGCTAACCTCTTTAGCTGGGCTTGGTCCATTTGCCTAGATGTCTCACCTATTCCAGTAGTACCTATTACTTTCATTGCAGGTTCATTGATATCTTGGAATTTGATCATGTGGCCCATCCTGGTATATTGCATGTTCTCAGACATCTTGGCACGATTCATTTCCTTCATAGCCTCTACTCCGGCATCTTGTGAATCTTTGTTTCTACCAAGGGCCCCGACCAATGCTCCGATAGCAGCGGGTAATACGAATGATAGGGCTAAACCTATTGGCCCACCCAGTACCCCAAGAATCTTACCGAGGACCATCCTAGTGGCACCAGCTGCTACTGCTTTACCACCAACCATCCTCATGGTACCAGCAGCTATACCGGCAGCAGAAGCCCCTGATACGAATTTGCCACCTTGTTTTGCAATCATCCTACCATGGATATTGGTAGTTACCCCACGAAGTTTTCCTCTACCTGCCATTTGAGCCATGCCCCCATAGCCTGCAGTTCTCCCTGACATACCTGCTACCATTGCGGCAGTAGAATACCTTTTAGCTGCAACAGTCATACTATTCCAACCGGCTATTCCATTGGCCATCATTGTAGCAGTAGAAGCTCCAGCCTGCATGGTAACAAGTCTTATACCTAATACCACTGCTTTGTAAGCCCAAGCTGCGGTCTTTATAACCAAGAAAGCAGCAATACCAGTAGCCAAGGCACTACCCAGTATAGGGGTTGAGAAGATCTTCTGCATAGAAGTGATGACCTTCTCTAGGATTGAAAGTAGTGGTCTTAATACTGGTTCTAAACTCTGAGTAAAGAATAGACCCATATTCTGCCAAGAAGCCTTGATTCTTAAGAAATCACCTTCCAGTGTATCCATCATACCAGCAGAGATTTCTGCTGACCTTCCTTGTGCACCCTGGAATGTTTGTAGGTGGCCTTGATATTCCTCGAAGTTTCTGATAAGCAATGATCCTGCCCTCTTACCCCTAACCCCGAATAGGGTTTGTAGGATAGCTTGTTTCTGAACGTTACCCATTCCAGAAAGGGCTTTTTTAAGTTTACCTATATTTTGAACCATGGGTAATAGGTTCCCATTGGCATCCTGGAAATCAATTGATGACACTCCAGCAGCTGCCAGTGCCTTCTTCTGAGTACCTGTTGCGAAAGAGGAGATAGACCTGGCAAGGTACCTCATGGAATTTTCCATTGCAACACCAGCCATTGATCCCTGCATACCAGCATTCGCCAGGGTCATAGCCATGGCAGCAGCAGATTCCAATGGTATATTAAGGTCCATTGCTGTGGAGCCTGCATACTTTAAAGCTTCACCTAATTCAAAAACATTTGTGTTTGCACTGGTGGCCGCTTCAGCCAGGATATCCGCAACATAGGAAGATTCAGATGCATCCTTCTGAAAGGCCTTCATGATGTTAGTCATGATGTCAGCCGATCCTCCTCGACCTGCAATACTTAGGTTGGCAGCAGCGGCTAAATCTACAGCAGCAGCAATGTTACCCTGAACCTCATTGAAATCCATACCGGCCATTGCCATGAATCGCATACCCTCTGCAACATCTTTGGAAAGGAAGATAGTACTCTGACCCAATTCCATCGCCTGTCTGGACATCTTGCCCATCTCCACATCGGATGATTTTGAAATCTGCTTAACAAATTCCATTTCATAACCGAACTTCGCTGCAGACCCAATGACCTTGCCCATTTTGCGAATCGCCATACCGCCAGCCATTGCAAGGCCAGCGTACATATTACGTTGCTGGCGCATTTGCTGCTCCTGCATTCGCATCATTTCCCTGCTGGTCATCTGAGCAGCATTCCTAACACGGGCAGCTGGACCTGAGAATTGATCTCTCAAGAACATTGTTACACCTATACCTAGTGCTGAACCACCTACCATTATTTTTTCTTTTTGAGTTTCTCCATCTCTACTTCGTATTCATCACATAGGGCAATGAATCTTTTACGACGTCTGACTGTGAATTTTATGTATTCAGAAAAGCTGAAGGCCAGATTGTACTGAGAGACACGGAAGTATTCTCCTTCTATATCTCCCGTGGAAAGAAAAAATCAGGTGACCCCACTACTGGATAAGGGACCACTGCTCCTGATTCCGGGTGTTCTAATTCTGTTACCAAGTCAATTGCTGGATCCATCTCATCGATGTCCTTCCTGATATCCATCATTTCCCGTGGAGTAAAGGTTTTAAATGTTGAGACCTTTACCCATTTGTCTTTACCCATTTCCTGTTCTAACCCTCTGGCTATGATACCAGCGTTGACTGTGTGTTTTTCTTCTGGCAAATTCATTAAATACTTTTCACCATGCCCGGTTAAATATTTATACCTAAGCATTTTACCAGTACTAAGTTTTACAACCCTAGTAGTTTCTTTACCACCTTTATGTGGGGGTATTCTATATGGGAAATATTCCTCGTGACCCAATTCTGGAAAGGGTTCTGCTTCATTAAAGTAATCCCAGATATATAACCCAAGATCTTCTTCATAAGGTTGTTCACCTACGTCATTCCATTTATATACGAATTTAAGGTGTTGTCCGATGGAGAAAATTCTACTGGCAACCATTATGAAATACTTATCGCAAAGCTTTAAGTCCCTGGCATTATCCAGGTTCATCTTACGGTTCTCAGTAATGTCGGTATCAATAACTATACTAGCAATAAACTTGTTTGAAGAGGTGCCATCCATGGCTCCCTTAGCATTAGAGATGACATCATCGTCCTCCCCGGTTTGCATTCTTATGGTTACTTCGTGACCTGATGGTGTTATCAGTTTTTGTACTTCACCATAAGCATCTGTTAACTTCTCAAGGTTTTTCATAGCTTATAATTTATTAGTAATAGTACTTCTCTGATCTAGCCTATCTACAAAAAAGGATTCCAACAATTGCTAGAACCCTTTTAAGAGCTATGGACTAAAACCGAGAGAAGTTAAATCTTCGTGAGCTTGTCTACTGCGAACTCTACGTTTTCAATTGTGTTGTCAGAGGCCTGACGATCAAGCTCATGTCCTGGTAATGAAGAAGGCCATACTCCTTCTGCTACCCAGGTATTAAGGATAGTGGCTCCATCCTCTGCCATCTCTACAATGGTAATAACCTTCTTGTAGATTGCAGGAGGGGCTCCACCTCCGAGGACTGCACTCTGGCAGGTATCGAACCATGACCACATATAGGCATCGCCTTGGTCAGAAGGTAAGAGCTTCTCACATACGATATTTCCGTATGTTACCCTACCAGCTGTTTTGATATCATGATTGGTATCTCCGTGGGCCACTTGTTCAATCTCTGCATCCGGCAAGTTAACCTTCTGAAACATGAAAGGGTTAATCGGGTCGGGGCTGATCTGTATGGAAAAATTAAATTTTTTCCGTGGGTTTGCAAACTTAGCCATTTTATAGATTTTATAATGTTAATTAGTCGATGTATACTCCTTCACCCTGTACGAGCATCAGGTTAAAAGTTAATTCCTGTAGAGATGGGATAGGCCATATCTTAAGATTAATCTTGTACTTACCATTCTGTACATCTACCGGATCATTGACCTGAAGATCATCGATAGTGCTTGCCTCCTGATCTCCATAATATTCGTACTTGTAAATAGCACGATATGCTGGTGAAGCCAGTTTATCAAGGTAAGGCTTGAGATGGTAATATATTTTTTGGAAGGTGATCGGATCATTGGGTTCTTCCAAATATGATTCCAGGATAGGCTTCAATGTCTTCTTCATCCAGAGAACCAGGAATACAACGTTCAGGTATTTCTCCTGGTTGTTTTCATACTGAGCTGAGAAGTTACCGGAGATCTGTACGATGTTGTTCTTCTGAACCATCATATTAATCTGGGAGTTAGCCAGCAGGTTAAGATCTGCAAATCCAGCAGGAGTACCGAAGTTATTTACTACCCCAATGGCATCGGGTACATTACCCTTTGTTTGACCGGCCAGTGAATACCATTCCCCAAATTGCTGGTGAACATAAGCAGCTACTCCCAGTACATCCCCCATCTCAGACATTTGCTTTTCCAGAAGCGTTCTCTCTTCCCTAATCTTAATTCCTCCTCCATAGAAGGCTCCATGTTTGGAATTGCTTGCCACTGTCGTTCTCTCCGTAGCAAGAGTAGCTGCTGTGATAAGTGAGTTTGGTAAGTGGGCAAAGAATACGATATCTTGCCTTGCAGCAGCATAAGTAATACCAGCGGAATTAATTGCATCATCATCTTGTTCTGGGACAGCCATGATAAGCCCGTCATCTACTCCATCAAAGGTAGGCATGGCAGCAGTGTAATCCCCAGCAACATACCCGGCAGGATCTACTCCACCAGTGAAGGCAGAAGCAACAGCAGCTTCGGGAATCAGAAGAACTGCGGCAGAGGCATCCAGATAAGTGAAATCAAAGTTCTGAGACATTGCCTTTACCTCATCAAGGCATGTTTGGCCATCGGCAGTGGTGGCAATAAATGCAGGAATGTTTTCATAGAATTCACTTAACTCAGACTCAAGGCCATGTGTCAAGGTCATATTCCAAGCATTGGTTTGGCCATTGGATGCAGCCTCAATCGTGATTGAGAAGTTGTTATAATCAACCCCCTTATATTTAGGTACTACTGAGAACATATTAACTGGTACTCCATCCGCATTCGGAATAGTCTTAGCCGTAGCAAGTACAGCTGGAGTTGCAGCGGCATCTACTCTAGATATCCTAAGAGTAGCACCCCTGGCAAAAGCCCGCTTACAGAGATATGGAAAATCTGAAGTTTCCATGAGACCTCCAAAGATCCTTTCGAATTGGGGCCAGTTGTTAATAAGAGAAACCGCCAATATTGGCTGCTCCACTGGACCACGCTTAGTAGGCCCTATGACGTAAAAGATCCCTGGTGCAGGTGTTGAAACCCCAGGTGTAAAATTCTTTACGTTGAATTGAACTTTAGCTGCATCTGGCATAACTATAAAATTTTATGGTTTTAAACTTTGCTTATATGTATATAAATTAGCAGTATTGTACTTAAGTTACGATCAGAGGTGTTGTATCATGACCCCAGGTCCTATCCATATACTTCTGCAAATTGGTGTTCAGAGTAATCTCATTGATCTTGGCAACAGATGCAATGACTTCAATATCTTCATGATCCCAAGCATCTGGAATCTCGTATGCATACACATGTTCTATAATACCTTCGTCAGTATCTGTACGATTATAATAATTTAAGTACCTTGCAAAAAAGGTTTTAGTACCATCAGTCCACCATGGTATGTAACCCCTACGTGGTATAGCCAATGCTAAAATTGCATTAAGAATTCTGGCCTGAGCAGCAGTATTAGATACTAGACAGAAATTTAAGTAGAAGTCCGTGGTCTGAGGAGGGGTTACTTTAGCTTGGTAATCTGATCCACCATCTACGAAGAATCTACGTGGATCACCACCCAATGCTCCAGGTAAGAAGTTCCCGGTCTCTATAACTATCCTGGGGACTTTCTTAATTCCCTTAGCCTCATTACTACCTGCATTAAATACTTCGATAGCAAAACCCAGACCAGCAACGATAGTAGTTATGTCTGCTTCCCATTGATCCCACCCAGCTTGGTCATCAGTGTAAGTTACATCATCAGATACATCTGGTAAGTAACCTTTATCTACGACCTCCTGACGCACTGCATGGAATAAGCTGCGTTCTATGAGTTCTTGTATATCTGTTAGTGCTGTTGCTGACATTATATCTTTGTTATATTAATACCTTGAGCTCTTAACCCAAGAGCTATTCCCTTTGACATGTGTTTATGTAGGCCTTTCATTCCACCCATACCCCCTTCTCCTGTGCTTTTCTTAAAGGTATCTCCGAAGACTGGCCTTGCTGGGACTCTTAGCCCTCCGAAGGTTCCATGTTCTAATATATTAGCATACTCACTTACTGTAAGTAAATCTCCTGTTTCTCTTGGGTACCTCTCTCTGGATATGTCTCTTGGGATTCCAACTCCAACCCTACCTTTAGGGAGATCCATTACCGTTACTGAGTTTCTCATAGTACCACTCCAAACCAATACCCGGCTACCTCCACCCCTACGTCCCTTGTAAGAACTATACTTAGGACTATGACCGGGGTACCCAAACCTTTTACCACCTGAAGAAATATGTCCCTGTACTTTCTTTTTATATTCTTTTGCGAAGTCCTTCTGAGATGCTTTTGCTAAAGCCATTACAGTAGGTCCGAACCGGTCCATTAAACTTTGGAATGCGTACCAATTCCCTTCAAGTTTTATTCCTATACTATAACCACCCCTAGTCCTAAGACCATGTTGTGCACCTTTAATTGCCATTAGTACTTAGCTGATCCGGTTGGAGTTTCTTCTCTGGCTAATACTATGTAGAACATTAGAGGATCATCCCCTGCTTGTGCAACTTCTGTTTCCCCTGCGGACCTGTATGTAATACCATGATGGAAAAAGATATCCACACCAGGATCGATTTCAAAGAACCCATCGGCATTTAGGTAACCATTATCAAGGAGATATTTCTTATTCAAAAGCATAGTGATATTTTCCTTATCTAATGCACCTGAAACAGTCTCATCGGTCATTGGCCAAGTCCTGAAGATATTATAAGCAATCAGGCAATCTAGATTAATATCCTCAGTAGCGGGTACTGAAGGAGTATCCTCACCATGCCTTTGGAAATTACGAGTCTGCCTTCTCCAGATAACGATGTCTTGGTTAAAGCTCTCCGATGCCCGGTTAATGATTGCCTTATATGATGCCCACTGTGCTGCTGTTAACATTACTTCTGTTTCTTTTTATTATAAATAGAATCCAGTTTCATCTTTGTAATACTTTGCTGGATATGTAGGCTGTCAGCATGACGCTCTACTACGATACGAGTAGTATCCTGGGGTTCTTGTTTTTTGGGTGGGTCCTGATTATTAGGGCTCGACCACAAAAATACGAACAATCCAATCAATATTATTAGCGTTCTCTTGAACATACCCTTCTTGGGTTTTAGTGACTAAATTTAACCTAGTAATTTCCTGAGCTTGGGCTTCAATCTTTACATCCTGCAACTGCTCATGCATTTCATTCTTAACCTTGGTAATCCTATGATCAACATACCAACCACATCCTATTCCTAGTAGGGTTAGTATATAGACATAGTCCCTTATTTTAGCCCAGGTTATTTTCATTAGATGTTATTCGTTACTGGTTCTGTTACCAGGTTTACACTTTCTTTCTTACTTGTGTCCTGAAGAGGGTTAGCCCCCTTTGTATAGCTTACAGTTAGGGTATCTGTATTTAATAAGACCGCACTCATAACCAACCTAACATCATTACCCCAGAATATAATATCTGTTATAGTTTGGGCAGTCCCTGCCACTGCAAAATCCGTAGTGGCTGGCTCAGAAGCTGGGTCTGGGCTCTTGCTATATTTTAATACAATAATATTATCAGCAAGAAGTCCAACCTCTGCCCCAATAAAGTAAGGTCTGTGATCTCATCCAGGGTAGGATAATCCCAATCTGGATTCTGATGGTACTGTGGAGCAATGGGTACTTTATTACCAGGACACATACTAAGTTTAACATGTAGCTGGCTTGCTAACCCACAAGTACTATCCATAAGAGCTTCGAACATACTGGGGTGTCCTGATGAAGCGGAGAAGGCACTCTTTGCCGAGGCTGCAGCATCATAATACTCGACCCTAGCTGGTCCGGTCTCTACACTCTTAACAGCACCTCCTCCACTAACTGATGCAGTATCCTGGTAGGATCCACCCATGAATTGTATAAAGCTACCTCTAGCTGCCATCATCATTGCATCATATACAACTAACTTTGCAATTAAAGCGTTCACTAGAGTAGGCCAAGCCGATTCTATGTTTAGGTCTGCATCCAGAATTTCAAAGGCTTCTTGGAGTACCCTTCTCCAATACATGATCCTTTGGTTACGGTAATCCATACTTAGTACAAGGTTAGCAGGCATCTCAGAGTTGAGGTATGCTTCAAGAGTTTCTGAGAATGGTGTGTAAGGTACTACGATTACTTGGCCTTTAACCAATGGTATCACATCTGTAGTAACCTTAGTCTCCTCT